ATTTGGACTTACTTGCGGCACTCGTATGGGCAGAGGCGGGCGATCAGGACTTCATCGGGATGCGGATCGTGGCTGACTGCGTGTGCAATCGCCTCCGTACTGGGTGGTCGAACTCAATCGCAGGTGTCATCTACCAACCGGGGCAGTTTTCGGTCGTGGCTAATGGGCGGCTTGACCAAGGCTTCTACAACGCTGATGCGAACTGTTATGAGGCTGCGAGGTTAGCCCTTTCCGGCGATCACTACGACACACAAGTTATCTATTTCTCCATGTACGGGTGCGCAAACGGAGTGTTTGCGTATCAGCACGGAGATCACTACATAGGCTACTGAAAGGAGGAATACAATGTGGCGAAGTTTGTATGAGTGGAGAGTGTGGGATGAGCTAAAGAGTGGATCAGAGGTCTACGCACTGATGCTAGATGCTGAAAGACCGAAACTCGCTTGCCTGTCGGACTTCACTGTCGCTGAAGTGGTGGAGTTTCAAGGCAAGCACAAAGAACTGATGTATTTTGTGGAGGAGAAAGATGGACAGACTGCGTGACAATTTCGATTTTTTCGATGCCTACGACAAACAACAGGCGGCTTGGGAGGCAAAACTCCCTGTCTGTGACTGTTGTGGATGTCACATGGCTGAGTGGTACGAGGTGAGGTACAAGTTAAGCACTTGGCAGTTTTGCACGGACTGCTGCAAGCATGAATATTGGGAGGACTAATTATGAGTAGAGCAAGATTAATCGCAATCGACCCCGAGAGGCTGAAAAATGCCATCTACGACAAGGAACTGACACTTTCTGAGGCGAGTAGAAAAATTGGTCGAGGGGAAAAGTACCTTGGACAGTGCTGTACGAGAGGGTCTGTGTCACATGGAGTAGAACTTCTGCTCGACACGGTGCTTGACATTCCGCTTGGTGTTTACATTGCGACCAAGCCGGAAGAAAAGGTCGAGGAAGTTGTTGCAGAGAAAGGGTTCGACTATGAGGAGCTTCAGAACGCTATCTACCATGCGTTGATCGGTGCTATCAGAAAGCTCCAGGCCGAGGGTTCGTGGCTGTGAGGTGAGTTATGACGTTTGAAGATATTCAGAGAGCTAATGCCGCCATACAGACCACCAATATCAAGGGCAAGGAGTATGCGGAAGTCAATCAGCGGATAAAAGCATTCAGAATGGTGTATCCAATGGGCTTTATCAAGACTGAACTACTCCACCTTGAGGATGGCATTTGCGTAATGCGAGCGGCTGTCGGAGAAATGGTCTGGGATGAGGGGACAGTTACCGAAGTGACCTTTGGTACTGGCACGGCCTACGAAAAGGAGAGTTCCAGTTTTATCAATAAGACTTCGTACATTGAAAACTGCGAGACTTCAGCAGTAGGTAGAGCGTTAGGCATGGCGGGCTTTGGAATTGACACTTCTGTCGCTTCTTTCGAGGAAGTTAGTAACGCAATGGCGAACCAGGGCATTACCGAAAAGGAGTGGAAGAACTTACAGGCGATCTGTAAGAAGAACGAGATTGATCCGATGGCTCTTATCGGGAGCTACGGATATGAGAAAGCCTCTGAGATCACCGGGGCTGACTATTTAAAAATGCTCAAGGAGGTAGCACATGAATAAAGTGATTATCATCGGTCGTCTGACGAAAGACCCTGTGATGAAAGACTTGAAGAACGATCTGAGAATGGCACGGTTCTCGCTTGCGGTTGAGAGGCGAGTTAATGGGGAGGCTGACTTCCCCAACTGCGCCGCATTCGGCAAGACCGCAGAGTTCTGCGAGAAGTATTTGAAAAAGGGCATGAAGATCAGCATTGTCGGGAGACTTCAGACGAGTATGTTCAAGAACCGGGACGGCATCACGATCCACACGACCGATGTTATCTGTGAAGAGATCGGCTTCATGGAGAGTAAGAAAGCAGAGATCCCGGAAGAGTTCATGGCTGTTGATGACAACGACCTGCCGTTCAGGTGATCTGTATGGACTTGTGGAACGAACTTGAACTGAAGCGCAAACAGTTACTTGATGCGATCAAGGACTACGAGAAGCGTGGAGAGGACTTGGGCTACTTAGAGAAAGAGTACAGGATCGTTCTCAGAAAAGAAACCCTGAAGCTCAAAGACCAGATGGCTGTCACGTTGATCCCGTATGTTGTCAAAGGGATAGACGAAGTAGCGAGAGCGGGATTTGCCAGAGATGTTGCCGAAGCGCAATACAAGGCGGCACAGGAGCTTATCAACGCGATCAAACTTGAGATGCGTGTCATTGAGAGCCAGTTAAATCGTGAATGGAGTATGGCATGACCGGGAAAGGGTCGAGAGACAAAGGAAAACGAGGAGAGTTGGAGCTTGTGCATCTCCTCAAGGACTTAGGCTTTCAAGGCATTAGGCGAGGAAACGTGTTTGCCAACGAGCCGGATGTCATGGGGCTGTGGCCTTTCCATATCGAGTGTAAGAGAGTGGAGAAGTTGAACATCTATTCTGCTGTTGAACAGGCGATACGGGAGATGCACAAGAAGAAAGACGGCGAGATACCTGTTGTCTTTCACAGGAAGAACAATCAGAAGTGGCTGATGACTATTCCAGAGGATTACTTCAACACGATTATCTCCGCAGTTGTGTGGTACTTGCTAAAGGAGCAGGAGTGATGGCTGATAAAAAGAGCTTCGTGATCTATGAGAACTTCGGGATGATGCTGAATGCGTTAGAGCCGGAGCTTGCAGGTAAGGTTGTGCAGATCATGTACCGCTATCAGTGTGGCACAGATGAGGCTGAACTTGCGGCTTATGATGCTACTGCTTATGGGATTTTCCTGAGTGCGAAGCAGCAGATGGACAAGGACACGGAGAAGTACCTTGCCAAATGCGAAGCAGGGGCTAAGGGCGGTGAAGCAAAAGCCGAAAATGCTAAGAGAAAACGTAGCAAGCGTGTAGCAAAACGTAGCAAAACTGTAGCAAACGCTAGCAGCGATGTAGCAAAATCTACCCAGATTGGAGATTGGAGATTGGATAAGGATATGGAGTTGGAGAAAGAATCTCCTACGGAGATTACTAACCCCCCTGTATCCCCCCTTGGTGACCCGGTGTTGGATGATGCTGTCAACGAGTTCATCAAGCATCGCAAAGCCTTACACAAGCCGATGACCGATAAGGCTGTGCAGTTGTTTATCGCAAGGCTTGAGAAGCTAGCCCCGGGGAATGTTGACAGGCAAATCCAGTTAATCAACACCGCCATTGAACGTGGTTGGCAGACTGTTTACGAGGACAAAGCCCCGCCGGGGCAGCAAGCCACGGTTTCTAGGAGAGAACACTTGATGAAGATAGCGGGAGGTTTGCTATGACGAAGAATGAAGCGGCTGCGCTGATCGCTTTGATTGACACCGCATATCCCGGTCACTTTGCGAAGATCGACCAGACCGGGATGGATATGCTTGTTGACCTTTGGGCTTCTACCTGTGAGGGCTACACCGGGATACAGATGGCTGCGGCACTGAAGCAGTATATGGCTTCTAACACTTCCGGGTTTGCTCCTGTTCCGGGTCAGTTGATTCAGTTTGCAGTAGCCCCGGATGATGACAAGGACTTGACCGAAGCCGAAGCGTGGGCATTGGTCGTAAAAGCCGCACAGAACGGGATTTACGGGGCTGAAGAGGAGTGGGAGAAACTTCCCCCTCTGGTGCAGAAGTCTGTAGGTACTGCGTATGTGCTTAGGGAGATGGCGATGCAGCAGATGACCAGTGTTGACGAGAGCAACTTCAAGAGGGTGTATCGTTCCGTGCTTGAGAGAGAAAGACAGCTTAGAAGAATGCCGCCTAGCACGAGGAAAGCCCTTGGTTACGAGGAGAAGTTAGGACTGCCAGAATGAGAAGCATAATTCCGGGCGGGAACAGTGAACAGTGTTTCCTGTGTTACCGACAAGCGACCGACAAACACCATTGTCTGCACGGGATAAGGCGAAAGAAAGCCGATGAGTACGGGCTGACAGTGAACCTGTGTAGGCATTGCCATATGCAGTTACACGATAAAGGCCTGAACGATCTTTTCCTAGAGCAGACAGCGCAGATGGTGTTCGAGGAGAAGTACGGACACGATGAATGGATGCGTGAGTTTGGGAAGGACTATCTATGAAAGACAAGTTGCCGATCAAATTTGTCCGCTCGCAGATGGAAAGGGATTACTTCCAACTCCACCACACACTGAGGTGGATGATGCGTAAGTACTGTATGTACACGGAAGAGGAGATCAGAGAAGCCATAGGCATCTACGATCTCAGCCAAGAGCCATTAAAGCGTGAGGACTATTCGATAATGACCGCAGAAATGCGGCAGGAGTGGGAGAGAGAATGCCGGAGATTGAACCCCAAAGCCTGGAGTGGAAGAAAGGCAAACCGAAACACACCGGGCGGTATTTCATAATCGAGGAGTTTGCGTTCATGCGGCTGATAGACATCAATGACTACTTCACGGAGTTTGATGCGAAGTGCCGCAGGAAGAAAGAGGGCTTCTACGATTACGGTGGAAACCGAAATGAGTATGTGATTGCGTGGGCAGAGATGCCCAATGTGGAGGACTTAGATGGACTGGACGAGGAGCTTGTATGAGGGAATGCCCGAAGATAAGGAGAATGAGGCTGACACCCTTCTGGCTAATAATCAGATGGCGAGGACACTGAGAAGTTTCTTCAAGGCTTGTCTGGCTGTCGGCTTCAACGAGGAACAGTCCTATGGTCTGACGATCATTTACTTTGAGGGCTTGTGGAACACCTCTGACATGGTGGAAGTTGAAGATTTAGGGGATGACTGCAAATGACTGAATGTTTTCATTGCTTAACAAATTCTGTGATATGGGATGCAGACTTTACTTTCGATGACTGTGGTTACGAGGGAGAGGGCATAGTTCATTTTTGCCATTGTTGTAATTGCGGGGCAGAGATCGAATACAGAATCCGGGAGGACGAGGAATGTTAGAGGCATTGGCGAAACTGATTTATGTGATGGTGATGCTTGGAATCATTGTTACGGCTATTGTCGTGGTCATAGCGATAATCAAAGTCATCATGATTGTCATTGAGGACAAGCGCAGAGATGAGTGGAATAAGAGGAGGAGAAGATGAGCGTGTTTAGATGGAGATATGACGAGAACTGCGAGGGAAGATATTGCTGTGGCGACTGCGACAAATGCGACAAGGAGGATCGAGATGATGACGGAGGAGTTTGCGAACAGGATAGCAAATAACAAGACTACGAGCGATATTGTGGCGGCGATGTCCTCGCTGAAAGACATATACGATGGGGCATTGGCGGTCGGGTTCTCAGAGGAAGAGGCTTTAAAGCTGATAGCGGTGATACTGATGTCTGGAGGGAAGAGATGAGCCTGTACTGGAAAGGGAATAAACTCATAGCTGTTATGACATTTCCAGACCGAAAGAGGAAAAGCCTGTGTATCGGAGAGGGGAATCGCATGGAGAGAGTGGCGACATTCAAGTCAGACGATGCGGCAGATCGCTTTGAGGAACTGTTTGTGGAATATCTGGGAGATAGGTTGAGGGAGGAAAGTGATGACTGAATTAAAACCCTGTCCGTTCTGCGGAGGAGAAGCAGAAATTGATGAGTTTCCGTTTTCGATTTTTTGCATGAGTTGCTTTGCGGAAACAAAGGGATGCCAAAGCGTGAAAGAGGCTATCGAAGCATGGAACAGGAGGGTGAGTGATGTCAATTCTGATTAGAGGCGTTGATTTGCCAACGAATGACAGCCTCGTCATAAGGATTTTTCCAACAGGGGATGTTGCTGACCAGTATGGGCGAATTGACGAAAGGATTAAGGCTATCGAGATACCACCGCACGGAGACCTTATCGACAGGGATGCGCTCGACTTGGAGAGAGAAGTGGAACTGGCGGACGATTGGAAAACGGCACACGAGATAGCAAACTGTGTCAAGTATGCGCCAACTGTTATCGAGGCAGACGAAGATGTCAAAGCCTACGAAGAAGCGATGGAGGAGTTTAAGAAGAACCCTAAGACCTACACGTTGGATGAGGTCGAGGCTTTTCTCGAGGAAGAGGGGAGAGAGTGATGAAAATTAGAGTGACCGAAACCTATATCGAAGCTGATGCGAGAGAACTGAGGGAGAGCAACACATTGGCGAGCAACTTTGCCCTATTGCTTTCTCGCTGTTTCCAGAACACGGAGCCGTTCGATGATGACGAGGAAGAGGAGGACGATGATGGACTTAATTAGCAGACAGGCGGCGATTGGGCTATGTGACTGGTACGAGTATGAGTTTAGCGAATGTAGGTATGTAATAAAGTCATTGACTCGTGACCTTAAACGCCTGCCCACCGCCGAGCCTCGTTGGATACCAGTGAGCGAGAGGTTGCCGGAGAGAGGGGTGACCGTCTTGGCCTATGGTTTAAAGGATATATCTATTGCATGGCGAGATAACGGAGAACATGACTGGGAATGGAGGTTTGATGATTTCGAATTGAATGGGGAAGAAAGGAACTATGTCCTCGCATGGATGCCCTTGCCCAAACCCTACAAAGGAGGAGAGGAATGAGGCTGATAGATGCTGACGAGCTGGACGAGTGGCTCAGTAAGACAATTAGAACCGCAAGAGGTGTTGGGATAAATCCTCTGGCGGCGATGGTGCTTCAGGAACATGTCAGGGAGATGCCCGCTGTCGAGCCTAAGAGGGGGAAGTGGATACGCGAGGTAGGGAAATATTATCAAGTTCGCAGATGTGACCAATGTGGTCATGTTACGGTCGAGCAAGTGCGGAACTACTGCCCGCGATGCGGCGCGAAGATGGAGGAGTAAACATGGATGACCTTATCAGCAGACAGGCGGCGATAGATGCGATATGGGATGGCATTAACATGGACATCTACACCAGAGAGGTAAAGGAAATACTTGAGGAACTGCCGACCGCAGAGCCTAAGAGCGGGAAGTGGGTTTTAACTGCGGATGGATACAGATGCACAAGGTGCAATCATAAAGCGCAAACAACAGGCCTACCGATGTACTGCCCTAACTGCGGCGCAAAAATGGAGGGTGAGTGATGAGGCTGATAGATGCTGATGCAATAAACCCTATGAGGTGTCCGAGGAGCATTGCGGAAATGCGTGAATGGCTAAACGAGATGCCTACTGTCGGGCCGAAGAAGGGGAAGTGGATACCCATAACGAACGGTAGGATGGGGTTCGAGTGTAATCAATGCAGAAATTATGCGCCATCATATCAGAACGGTGTAGAGTGGTTGAGCGACTTCTGCCCTAACTGCGGAGCTAGGATGGAGGAATGATGGAATACTGCGTTCACATGATAGATCGAAGAAACAGAGGGGTTAAAGAGATTGCAGAAGCACTCTTGGGTTTTGAAAAAATTAGTGGTATCGACATGGCAATCATGCCTATGGACTATGTAAAACGCATGATGCCTGTGCGCTGTAAGGATTGCAAGCATAGACCCACGCCAGACGAAAAGGGAAGAGGTGTAGCACCCGGAGCAGAAGATTGTTATGGATGGGGCGATATGGCTTGCCCGTTCATATGCGCTGATGGGTTTTATAGCAGGGTTCCAGACGATGACTTCTTCTGCGCTTATGGGGAGGCGAGAGATGACTTACACCCAGACAACGATGATAATCTTTGACTTGCCGAACGACTACGAAGCGTGGATGAAGTTTAAGAGCCAGAACGGCACCCAAGAATGGGGCGAAATCCTCACGACACAACAAGCAGCCTATACGAAAAATATTACTTTCACGATGAGGAGAGAGAATGATCCAGAGCAGCCAAACACCACCGATGCCGAGTAAACGAGTATTGAATTGCCCTAACTGTTCTGCGCCTCTTCCGGCTGATGGTCATTGCGAGTACTGCGGAACGGTGTACCGAGATGGACTTGACAATATCAGATGCGAAATACGCAAGCCAGATCACATGGCTGTCTATCTTGAGGTTCTGGAAAACATCAGCCGCAAATGTTAGCGCCATGCATGCAGAGTAGCCGTTGACGGAATGAACGGATTTCTCGTGTAACCCCTCTATTTGCCCCAGAAATCGATTTTAGCTGCTTGGACGGTAAACTATGCGCTAAACCTGTTTCTGGGGCTTGTAATAGCCATGACCCCTTATCACCAGAGGGATGTTCCCGACCGTCATCCCCATCTCTTTCTTCTCCGGGTGCTTGTGAAACTCATTCAAGGCAATAGTCACGGCACAATATATTCTTACACATACTGTTTCACGATCTAATGACTGGTCGAACTGCCAGTAAATAAGTGACCAGGCTTCGTGATTAATAGGTAAATATCTAGGTATTTCCAATAGAGTTTTCTTCCTCGGGTGATAGAGAAAACAGTGCCACTCCTCATATCTCCACGGGTTATCCCTTTTGTCAAGGGCTTGGAACACCATTAACTCGAGTTGACCCGTACTCATGTTCCTCTCTATCTCACCGCAGTAGAAACCTTTCCCCGGTTCATCGTTAATTGTGCAGTAGACCCGTTGTTTCTCTTCGTCTAGCCACAAGTGAAAGACCGCTTCATGCGGATAGTTTCTAAGTGTCTTGACGACAACAACTTCACCTTGCCATTTGCATTTATCGTATCTCATAACAAAAAAGTACCCCACGTTTCCGCAGGGTACTCAACACGAAAGGATAAAACAATGCATCACTGAATTATCCATGCCAATCATAGCTCGGATTAGAAAAAAGCACAAGAAAAATTATCCTTTTGCGTTTTCCCGTGCCATTTTCGCCTGTTCTCTGCGATCTCCGGCAGCAGTACCGCCCTTTTTCTGGTTTAAGTTTCTCCTGTACATCTCGTGTTCGGCTCTCGTCAGTACTACCCAACGATTTCCGTCCTGTACTGCCGTTTCATCCGGCTTCATCGAGTTGTACGCTTGCCATTTTGTCGGATAATATCTCATACTTCCCCCTACATCTTGTGGTATTACTTAAATATTATACTACAAATTGTGGTCAGAGTATATACATTCGAGATGGATATGATATAATACAATTAACACCACCTCTTGCGTATTCGTAGTATTTTCTCCTTCTTTTGCCCCCGCCAGAAACGGGGGCATTTGAATATAAAAAAAGACCGGGGATTTCTCCCCGGCCTTGCCGCTCGTGGTACGGCTATCTAAGAGTTCTCAAGCTCATTATATCACTCTCCCTTGGCAATGTCCTCACGAATAAGGCCAAGAACATACTGCCTTTTGTTCGGAACATGATTCAACTTCTCAATCACATCCGCATCCGTGGTATAGGCAAGACGAATGCTGAACGGAACAGTTTTGTCACGCTTGTATGCCTTATCTCTTTCACGCAATTCATTTAATCGCTGTTCGGCTGTCTTTTTCACCCGCACACCTCCTCAAACTTGTAATCTCCGTCACACTTGTAGATCGTACCCACTTTCGGGAGAAGATAATCGCTGAGATAGTCCTCATTCAGACACATATCCGCAAGGCTCTTCAAAATATCCTCGTAAATTTCCCCGGTTGCGTAGTAAACCCTGGGCAGATGCTCCTCGCACCCGTCTGCGTACCGCTCAAGCCAATTCGCATAACTGGAAAGGTCATTGCACCAACCCAACGTGTTCGAAGTGTTGTCGTACACATCCCCGTCATTGTACCACTTGTAAATCAGCTTGTTAATAGCCGTTACGATCTGGCTTGCGACCGTTTCTCCCTCTCCACGAGGCGGCATATACTTAAAAATAACATCATCAAACTTATCAAAGTAATTCCAATTCACCATAGTTCACCTCCCTGTATCGTAAAAAATAATCTTTAAGTTATCGTACATATCTTTCTCCTTAATGCGTGGCATTGAAATTCTCAATAGCCCACCGATTTCCAGTTGCATAGACCATACTTCTTGTGCGCTCGTATGGACTTTCAATGAAATACTCCATGCTCGGCTGCTCGCTTTCACATTCCGGGCAGTAACAACGATCGTTGCCCAAGTATTCGATGCGCTTACATCCGCAAGTAGCACACTTAACAATTCTTCTCATATCATTCTCCTTTCAGCAAATAGTTACCTGTCCGTCAATGGCATCCAGACTTTCCTTGTCGTACTCCACATATCCGACCTGACCTTTATGGTCATCAACAATAATCAGCTTGCCGTTGTAGAAATGTACACCAATCACGTTCTCTAACGTGTACTCGTATTCGTTTGTCTTAACAAATGCTTTCATATTCTGCTCCTTTTATCTCTCCATGCGCCGGAGATAATTCATATCATCAAACCTGCATCCCTCGTATGCTTCGGGAGTGTCGAAGTCCTCGTACTCGATTTCGGAATAGTGTTCGTCACTCTCTCTGCCATTCAGCAAGCCAAGCGCATAGGATTTTGCCTCGTTGAACGTGTCAAATACTGTTTCCTTGCCGTCAAAGTAAACTCCTGTGCGGTCGGGGATGTACAGCCGCTCCCACATCTCATCGTCCCAATCAATCGGGAAACCCCATTCGTCAAGCTCGAAACGATGAAGATGTGTTTCGAGTATGCTCACTCCATACTTGCGAATACAGATCTGATTCATGTATGCCGGATCATTCTGGATTGCCCAGAGTGCTTCTTCGTATGTGTCGAACGTGTCCATGTGTTCATCATTGCGTTCTTCCTCGAACTGCTGACCCTGGTGGTAGTTAGCAAAAGCTAGGTCATCACCCGCCCAGTAGTCATTTCGAATTTCGTATGTGTATGTCATTTGTTTTCTCCTTTCATTCTTCCTCGACATCAAACTCTACACCCGTATAGTCAAGGTCGGGCGGAGAGAACTTAATGTCATCCCAGTTGTCCAGAACATATCCCTCGACATCCTCTACCTCATCCGGGACTTCAATGGTTCCCCACGTTATCGCAAACGGATAAGCTGTTATTGTGTATTTCTTCATTGTCTTTCTCCTTTCGTGTCAGCACCCTACGAATGCTGTGATAGTGTTGGACTTCCAGTCAATCTGCATATTCTCGAGCCACCTGCCGCTCGGCATCTTGTCATCAAATGCCCAATAGTAACAATCGCAATCATCCCAGTAGAACGTGGGATTATACAGGCGAATGTAGTCAATCTCTGCGTAGGTCAGCCCTGCCCCGTACTGCGTGTAGACTATCCATCTGTACTTCATGTACGCATCTCCGATTTCGTGCGCTAAATACTGCCCATCGGATAGCCTTTTCCAAACATCCGTCCTCTTCATTGTCACACTCCTTTCTCGTAGACTTCTTTGATGCACTTGATTTTCTCGTAAGGACATCTCCATTCTTCGTCAGCTTTAAGATATGTGTCGAAGAACTTAATATCAGTTGCGTAAATCACGCATCCGTTGGTCATCACAATCTCTATGTAACTGCAAATCCTAAGCGCATAGTAGGTTTCCATGTTCTCACCACCTTTTGCTCGGGGGCGTTCTCAGTAACGCCACCTTTTCCAAAATCTCGTCCGAATACATCGGCACTCTTTCCTTGTGCGGCTCATCGTCCTTGTCCGTTCTGACCAGTGCTTCGCCCACGTGCAAGTTCTCCGCTCCCGGCTCGTCAATAATCAGCCGACTGTAGCTCTTGGACAGGACTTTCAGTGCGACTAAGGCTTGCATATTTGCCTTAATATCACCCGTGATGATTGACTTGTACGGGGTCTGCGTAGCGAGGATTAATCTCACGTTTGCCGACCTGCCTTTTCGCGCGAGCTTGAGGAGAAGAGGCTGAAGCTCTTTCTTCTTCTCGCTCATCATGTCCGCATACTCGTCAATCACTACATACACGGGCTTGTCCGTGGACTTCCTCTGCTTCTTTGCGGTCATCCTTGCAAACCGCTCGTCCATAATCGCAATCGCTTTCTTCAAAGGCTCTGCGAACTCCTCAATATCCCCGGCATACCCGATTACATTGGCGCAATCTCTGTAAATCCCGAACTCGACACCGCCTTTCGGGTCGAGGAGCATCAATTGTGCTTCTTGTGCTATAGCCGTGATGATAAAACCGTTCAGGATTACCGACTTGCCGCTCCCTGTTTTACCTGCGACTAATACGTGACCACTGTTCGCAAGATTTGAATAAAAGTCATAGATCATCAGCTTCATTTCCTCACTCCTTTCATAAGCTCGATAATTCGAGTGATTAATTTCTCCACCGGGAAACTGATAAACAGCACCAGTGGAATTGCCAACATGATTACGTGCTTGATTTCCATTGCTTCGCTCCTTTCGTGTGTGGGATTATTCCCGATTGCCCGGATAGAGCATGACCTCTTGGCGGCTGAACCGCTCCGGGCTGTGTGTTAAATCAAGTCAATCAGACTGCGCTGTACTTTCTTCACGTGCTCCGGCCTGTTAGGGATGAAAAACGTGCTCTTTTCGGTCAGGTAGTTGTTGATGTTGGCAACTCCGAGATTGTACTTGTTGTGGTAGGGCATACCACCTACATCATGCCCATTTACCACTCTCCCCGGCTTGCCGAAGCCTTCAATATACACGACCTCGTACTCGCCGTTCCAATCTCTCACAATTACCTCATCGCCCACGTTCAGAAGCTCGACCTTTTCCTCGTAGCTAATCGGGCATATTCTCTCAAGTGCATAGGCGGAGATTAACCTGTCCGATAACGGCTCTGGCTGTTTTGCGTTGACGGACTGCAACACATCAAGCAAATCATATTCATTCTGCTCGATGTCGTTCTCGCCCCACGCTTCACGGCCTACGATTTTCCAATTCTCCACGATATACGCTCCGTTATCGCATCCGCTCGCACATTCTCTCGGGTTACTCACGATACCGACCGAAAGAGTACCGCCGAAGAAATTGCCGATTACCTGTGCAAGTCGTGCGTATCCGTATCCGTCTGTTTCCGGGCTTCTGTGACCGCATAAGTCACAGTAGGCCAAAAACCCTTCGACACTATCTCGACCGCCGTTCCAATGCAGGTACAGCCCTAATGTGTCGTTGTCGTACTCTTTTCTCGTGCTGATAATTGCTCTGTTTCCCATTGTTTTGCTCCTTTCGTGTGAATTAATAACTTTCATCATGCGAAGTGAATACCGCTTCGCCGTTCGCGACTTTGATTTCCCACCACCCGCTATCCGGGTAAACTTTGATTACTGACCCGTCATCTAATGCCGGAGTGACTGCCTCGAATGTGTCGAGCAACACACCTTCCCAACTGTATGACCCGTCAAAGTAAGCGACCCAACATCCAAATGGATCAATTACTGCATCGTGTTTCGTGATAGCTTTGAAACACCCGAACGGTGTACTCGTGTCCGCATCTTTAAGATTGAGCTTCTCGACCTCGTTGCGGATAATCTCGCAAAATTTGTCCGGGTCTTTGAAACTTATCTTTGCTTCAACTGCGTATGTCTGTCCCATTGCGTTCCCCCTTTACTGTTTCTCCATGTAATACTCGCCGTATTTATTGCGAGTGATGATGAACTCGAAATCGCTCTCCCCACGTGCATATTCGAGAATGTCGTAATCGTCACCGTTCAAAAGCCATGTGCCAGTAGAGCGAATGAGCCAATGAACCTTGTACTCATCGTTCCTGTTCTCACGCTCGATTAAATTGCGCATATCGTAGTAGTAGAAGTCACTCTTGTAATGCGTAGTGTATTTCTCGATAAGCTCACTCATGGCTTCATACAGCGCATATAATGTTTCGTAAGTCATTGTTTTCTCCTTTCGTGTATTACATCAGCGAGTTTCTAATCTCGTCATAGATACGGTTTCTCTGCTCTCTCTGCATCTCCTCGTATCCGGGAATAGCGTAGGCAAGTTTAAGTGCCTGTTCTCTGATACGTGCCAATCTGCAAAGCTCGGTTTTGATTTCTTCGCTTGCAAATGCTCCAACATTGACGACCATGTTTTTCTCCTTTCGTGGTGGGAGAGTACCCGGGAAAGCTCCCGGGCATCTCCTGTATATTAGCGACCGCCCTGTGCCGCATCCGCATAAGCCATAGACATCACTTTCCGGGCATCGAGGACATTTTCTTCACCCTTGTTGAGCGCATCAATCACCTTGTCTGCGAATACCTTGCCGTGTGCATCTACCATGAACCACTCGACAAGAGTTGCTTTCCGGCTCTTCATCGTATAATTACTAACCGCAAACCCGGTCGAGATTTCCGTGATTTTCCAGTGTCCGGTGTCATTCGCAATTCCGAAAGTCACGCCCCGGTAATCGAACGTGTATCCGTTCACCCAAATTGCGCCCTTTACCGTGTGAATGTAATATCCGCCCTTGTGCAGCTTCAGATTTCCGGCGAGCTTCTCCGCATATTTCCGGGCTTCGTCATAGTTCCAGACCTTTTCCGGCTCCGTCTTTTCCGGGGGGATTTCCGGGGGTACCTGCTGCGCAAGACCCGCATAATGGCGCATGATTTCCGCCTGCGCCGTCTGAATTTCTAACAGGCTGTACATCGAGCGAATTTCCGCTACTCTATCCATGTCCACCATTTCCGTAAAGATTTCCGGGGATTCCTGGTCTATGATTTCCGGCTCGATTTCCGACATAGCTCTATCAATTTCCGCCGCCTGTTCAAGTTCCTGAATACGTGCGATAGTATCCACGGAGTTATCAATAAACTCTCCGCCGGGGTCACACTGTGACACATGGAACACGTTATAGTGCCGGGATTCGCCCCTTTCGGTAGTCCAGTCGATACGGGTGGGGTGTTCGCCTTTGCGGACTTTGAATCCCGCATATTTCCATTGCATGAGAGTAGCCCATGCGCCGTCTTTGGGCAGATTCGCCCCCGAAATCTTGTAGGGGTCTTTGTTGGTAGGGTTGAAGATTGCCATATTCAGTTTTTCGTTATTGTTCGACATAGTTTTGCTCCTTTCGTGTCGATAGATTCGTGCCATTATTGGCGATACCGCCCCCGGGAGTTGCACCCGGCATAATCTACTTGAGCGGTAAGGGCATAGTATCCCCTTGGTGGGAGTTCCACCCCCATGGATCATGGGCATAGTAATCCCTTGGTTGACTAGTTACCTGCAAGTAGAGTGTTCGTCACCTACACACTCCCGGCTATGACTAGGGGTATGCTTTACCCGTGTTTGGCTCGCTCGCACTGTTTGTGCCCCCTTTCACGTGATTCTCGTGGTCTTTGCGAACTTCTCCGCACGTGCTACACATATTGCCTAGCTAAGTGCCGCCGTTACCCTTGACATATTGCGCCCCGTTCCCGGGCGATTAGGACTTATTTTTGCTTTGCCTATAGCACCGGATTCCCTGTTCTTAACCTTTTCCCGGCTTGCAATATGTATTTGTCAATGTACGAATGAATCCGCCGCCGGGCATTGAAACCCGGACACAAGCGAAGTTGTGTAGACCTTTCGGCGGTGTGAAAGTATGCGCAAACTTTTAGACTTAAATATATCCCTAGAGGACTTGCGGTCTACATTCCCTGTTACGCATTAGTAATCCATTGGAATCACCCCCTTAATAAGTGCAAATTGCCTAAACTTTTCACATTTAAGGTTAGTAATTCATTGGAATCACCCCCTTTCGATATTCGTTTGTAAATGTACAGGAAAACCGCACCCGGGCATTGAAACCCGGAAACAAAGACAAGCTTTGTTTGTGCCTACGTGCGGAAAAGAATTAATCCGATAAAATCAATACACGCTCGCCAAAGCTGTTAGTGTAAGTGCGTTCAACCTCGAACCGGGTCAAGTCCTCGGGTGTAAGTTCGTCAATGTCAACCGGGAGATATAAGTTTTCGTCCGCATGGACTGAAACAAAATCAAACGATTGAAAAAAAGCAAATGAATTAATTTTGCTTTCGAGGTCTTTTCGCCGTTCGTCTAGCTCTATTAAATCTGCTAGAGTATCGAGGTAAGCGGTCATAAGTTCGTCAAAAGAATAATTACTGAAATTCATAATTAATCCCCTTTCCTTTATCCTGTATTCATTTGTTAATGTGCTTGCGCTTGTTTTAGCGTGGTTTCATTGTAACAAACAAAAACAGACATGTCTATTCGCATAATGCACAAAGATAACACGATTAAATAGACATATTGCACAACAAAATGCACAATGCTATAGTGAGTAGTGAAATGTGTACAGTTCGCCTAAAACCCCGGGAAATGGATTTGAACATGGCTAGACAACAAATAATAAACACAAACGGCGGAAACCCCGAAACCGCCGGGATACTGATTAATGGAATTGTAAATAGGTATGAAATAGAAAACCCGAAACCCGACAGCAAACCGACTGATAGAGTGTATTTAGCGTGGTACAGGTCATTGCTGCTTTATATCGGTGAACAGGTAAAAGGGAATATAACTGATATGGACACATTGAATGCCATATTCAAAAATATATACATCCCTCTATCACTGAAATATGGAATAACACCAAAAGTATTAGACTTCTCATATCTAGTAGGAATAGACATTACTGTAATCTATCGCTATTTCAATAATCCCGATAATCCGAAGGCTTTTGAAATATGGCAACAATGGCAACAAATAGCGAGAGAATCTATTATTACTGAATTAATTGATACACCCGGTTCAAACGTGAATTCAATATTCGTGTTGAAAGCTGTATTTAGTTTAAATGACAATCCCGTTCAAGATAACAGCCCGGCGAGAATTAAAGCAAAGCGAACACGGGAAGAAATCATTGCGGAACTTGTTGAAAACCCCGAAAAACACAATATGTAGTAGGTAAAATGATAGAAGAATACTACATATAGTGTTAGTCTAGGCTGTAGAACTATTCGTTAAACTTGTGTTTAACGCAGAGTTACCCGGGGAGGGGGTTATTTTCCACAGAAAAAGTCTATGCTCAACCCCCGAAACTATTTTTAAACAAAAGGTTCACCATGACGATCTCCGAAGATAAAGAAAGACTAAGAGAAATATCCAACTTAGTAGATGATTACAGTATAGAGAGGTACAGTGATTATCTTACTGGGAGTATTAGTGAATTTGGTTCTCAATATTTTTTAGAGGAATTGGATTTACTGAAGAGGGGATGTCTCAATCATTTATCTTTTACTGATGATCTGGAGAAGATACAAGAGATTTACTGGCAGGGGGTATTACTTTCCTCTCCATTTCGATTTGAGGACTTTTGTCTATACATGGAGAGGAAGAGGCCTTACTCGAAGAGGTTCTATGCTCCGAGGAGGAGAACCTTAAAAGTTGTAGCTGAGGACTTACAAAAATTAGAAGATGGGAAATACGAGTTTTACGGGCTTTCTTTACCACCGAGAGTAGGGAAGAGTACCATTAGTTGTTTCTTCATGTCGTGGATCATCGGGAAGAGGCCGTGGTCGCACAATGCCATGGGCGCACATTCTGAGATTTTGGCATCGAACTTCTACTCTGAGGTCTTAACTTTAACCACATCTGCCGATTACACATTCAACGAGATATTTCCAGGGGTCAAGCTGAAGAGGAAACAGGGCAAGCCGGACATGACTTTGGATTATGGTACTGGCGATAACTTTGCGACATTCACTTGTCGTGGTATAGATGGCACATGGACTGGTGCTGTGGATGTTTCGTGTGATGGCTACTTGTACACGGACGACCTTATTCGTGACCGTCAAGAGAGTTTGTCGGCTCAACGATTAAACAAGCGTTATCAAGACTACTTGAACGTGATGAAAGACCGTAAGAATGACGGTGCGAGGGAGCTGATGATCGGTACGAGGTGGAATGTCATCGACCCTTTAGGTCAGATCAAGGAGCAGTTTTCTGACGATCCGAGGTATTTCTTCCGAGAGATCCCCGCTCTGGACGAGAATGACGAGAGCAACTTCCAGTACGATGTGAAAGGCTTCTCGACCGCTTATTATCACGACATGAGAGCCACGTTAGACCCGAACGAGTGGCAAGCGAAGTATATGCAGAGGCCGTTTGTACGAGAGGGTCTGTTATTCCCCGAAGATGACTTGAGGTATTTCAACGGTGTTCTTCCGGCAGGAGGGTTCAGACGAGTAGTAGCTGCTTGCGATGTGGCTTTTGGCGGTGGTGACAGTCTGAGTATGCCCATTGGCTACGAGTACGAGAACGGCGATGTGTACATTGTGGACTGGGTGTTCAACTCTGGGGCGAAAGAAGTGACCATTCCCCTGGTTTCGGGGAAGATCATGGAGAACAAGATACAGCAGATTCGGTTTGAGGCGAACAACGGTGGTGATATTTACGCAAATTACGTTGACGAGGAGCTGAAGAAGCACCATTATCCGTGTGCGATCAGTCACAAACGAGCCTCTACCAAGATCGCCAAGTTCGAAAAGGTCATCCAGTGTGCAGGAGATATTAAGCGGCGGTTCATTTTTCTCGCTGACAACACGACTATCCACAAGGCAGCGAGCGAAGATGACAAGAAAACGATGCGATATTACCGCTCTGGGGAGTACACCAAGGCGATGGACGAGCTGCTGATGTACGTTCAGATCGGCAAAAACGAGCATGATGATGCTGCCGACAGTCTGGCGCAGTTAGTTGGGGTCATCGGCGGGTCTATTGATGTCGAAGTACAAGTGATGAGGAGATTTTTCTAAGCGAAAAATGAGAGCAAAAGATTATTTGTCACAATTCAGCAAGTATGAGGACAGGATACAGCGCAAACTTGTGGATGTGTACCGCAATCGGATCTTGGCTACGAGTGTCAGTGTGGCGTTCGGGTCGGACAGGGTGCAGACATCCGGCACTGGTGATCGTGTAGCGAACCTTGTAGCGGCTATCATGGATGCGGAGCGTGATGTTGAGAAGCTCTTGAACGAGTATCGTGACTTTTCTCGTGAGGCTCTGTACCGTCTGGAGGGTTTGGGGTTGTTGGGAGAGAGCGGGATGGCGCAATACAAGGTATTACACGCCCGATTTGTGCAGAGGATGACCTTTGAGGACATAGCGGAGAGCCTGGACTACTCGGAGAGGCAGGTCTACAACCTCTACAAGGACGGACTGGCTGAGTTTGAGCAGCTTTATCTGGCGTAAATCCCATAAAAATCACAATTTTGGCGAGATATTGCAGTCAATTTCATTGATTTGCAGTTTTTGAGGTCTGTAGAGTGTACCGTAGGTAACTGGCGAGGAGCGATCCTCGCTTTTTTCGTGCTTTGAGGAGCAGATTATGTATCCAATCGACCTTATGACTGGGCGGCAGATGATCTTTACGGACTACAGAGAGGTCAACGCCGACAACGTGTTCAACATTCTGACACAGGGATTGATCGACCACCAGATCGTTCGGGCTGAGATTATCGGTCTGTTCGAGTACGAGGCGGGATTGCAGCCGATTTTCTATCGCAAAAAGGAAATCCGCCCCGAAGTGAACATCAAAGCCTGTATTAACTATGCCCGACAGTTTACGAACTTCAAACTGGGCTACAACTATGGCGCAGAGTATACGTTCGTCCAGAGGGGCAGGAACGACTATCAGCAGTCAGAGCCGGAGCAGGATGATGTGAGGATTGCCCGCCTTAATGAGATGTTCTACGAGGCGAGGAAAACTCGTGAAGATCAAAAAGTGTTCCGTGACTGCATCATTTGCGGTGTTGGATACATGGCTGTTCTGCCCAAGTCTAACTACACTGGAGTTTCGCCGTTCGATGTCCTGCATTTAGACCCTTGGAACACATTTCTCATTTACACGAACGATGCGTACAAGCGGCCTATCATGGCTGTGACCTACAACGTGCGCCGAGATGGTGTTCGGGTCATCACCGCCTACACGGAGGAGCAGATTTACATCGGTGATGCGTTTGAAGTCACCTACAACGCCGAGGACGGAACTGAAGCGAAGAGGTGGAACACGAATGGTTTCACGGTCGTTCCGAACGCTTTCGGTCGCATCCCCATCGTGGAGTTCACCTACTCGCAGTCCAGACAGGGCGCATGGGAGCCAGTGATCTCGCTGATGGATGCTCTTGCCCTTTGCCAGAGTGACCGTTTGAACGATGTCGCCCAGTATGTGCAGAGCCTCCTGTGGATGAACGATGTCCAGTTAGACGAAACACAGCGACAGGGGCTTACGAACGGTGGCTTAATCATCACGAAGTCCACGGCTGACGGCAGAGAAGCGAAGATCGCTTTCGTAAATGCTCCTCTCGACCAGTCCTCGACCCAGAAACTCGTTGACAGTATCTACGAGCAGATGCTTGAGATCGTGGGTATTCCTGGTCGGGATGATACGAGTGGCGGTTCTACTGGTTCGGCTATCATTCTGGCGAGCGGTTGGCAGATAGCGGAGAGTACGGCAAAGACGAGCCTGTTACTGGCTGACGATTCCGAGGAGCAGGTCTTAGAGATAGCTCTGGCGATCATCCAGAACACGCCGAACATCAAGGACGACATTAAGTCGCTGTCCATCTCTGATGTCAAGCCGTACATCGGCAGGAACAAGACCTATGAGCTGTCCAGTCGGGTCAATTCTCTGGCTGCGCTCATCAATATCGGTGTTGCGCCCGAAACTGCTATGGCGGTCGTTGACATCTTTGCCGATCCTCACCAAGTGGCTCTGGACAGTTCGCCTCGCATTAATTCGCTTCTGGGTCTGGCGGGTGATGGTTCTCGCCTTGAGGATGCAGGATACGAAGTGCCGGAAGAGGATGTTCCTGCTGCCCTTGAGCGTTTAGCCGACAATGCGTGGAACAACTACGGCGACAACAAAGACTTACTGCGAGGTCAAGCGGAGGTCTAAATGGACTTCGATGAGATCAACAAACTGGAATTTAAGGACTGGTTCAAGGACTACAAGGACAAGGCACATGACGAGCGGGTAAAAGCCGCCATAGCTCTGGATAACAGGGTCGGTGCTGTTCTGGCGTGGATCGAGCGTAATCGTCCAGGTGTACAAGCCATGTACGACAAGTTCTACGAGGCTTATCTGGATATGCTCGATGACATTGATGCCGAGGACGAGGAGAGCCTTGAAGAGAGAGCCATCCAGTTTGCCGAGGAAGTCACCAAGACCACACGCAAACATTCCGGCGAATACTGGACGAGCGCAGACCGAGCGGCTGAGATAGCCAAAAACGAGAGTGCGATAGTCAACAACACTCGTGAGTTTGAAGAAGCCAAGAGAAAAGGCAAGCGATGGAAAACGTGGAACACGATGGGCGATGACCGAGTGAGGGAAACCCATTGGCCTATGGACGGTGTGCGGATACCGATTGACGAGATGTTCGATGTGAACGGCTACGACATGATGTATCCAGGCGACACGGATCACGGCGCACCACCCGAAGAAGTAATCAACTGCCGATGTTGGCTGACATATTCGTGAGAGAGAGCGGAACCCCCGCTCTTTTTTAATACACGGACAGAGAAGTCCTTAATCGCAATGCCGTAGAGAAACGGCACAACAAATTTCGCATCCGAGAGGAGGAACAAATGGATAACGAAAATCTTAACCCCGAAGTGCAGGATGTTCCCACGGAAACCGTTGACGGCGCATCAACGAACAAAACCATCGAGGAACAGCTTGCGGAACTGCTTGCGGAGAACAAGCGACTGCGTAGGGCGAATGACAAAGCCTCGTCAGAAGCGGCTGATTACAAGCGACAGCTTAACGCCAGACTGACCGAGAGCGAGCGGCAGGAGCAGGAACGCGCAGAACAGGCAGAAGCGATGGCGAGCGAGCTGAAAGAGTTACGCAGAGAACGTGACATCAGCAACCTCGTCCGAAACTTCACCGTGCTTGGTTACTCCGAGGAGATGGCAAAAGAGGCTGCCGAGGCACAGTACGAGGGCGACACGACCAAGATGTTCGAGGTTCAGCGCAAGTACAAGTCTGACCTTGAGAACAAGATCAAGTCCGAGTTTATGCGCGGCACACCGCCTCCACAGGGAGGCAGCTTACAGGGGGGCGTTCCTCTGACCGAAGCACAGATCAAGTCTATGACACCTGCCGAGATTAATGCAGCGTGGAAAGACGGCAGTATTCAAAAATTCTTAGAGAGAGGAAATTAAAATGGCTGTTACGACTTTTATTCCCGAAATTTGGGCGGCACGACTTCTTGAGCATCTGGATAAGGCTCACGTTTATGCGGCTCTGATGAACCGTGACTACGAGGGCGAGATCCGCAATGCGGGTGATACCGTCCACATCAACACGATTGGTGACATCACGGTTGACGATTACGATGGCACGGACATCACTTACGAGGCTCTGTCCACCTCTTCGCAGGATCTGAAGATCGACCAGGCGAAGTACTTTGCTTTTGGCGTGGATGACATCGAAAAGGCGCAGGCTCTTCCTGGTCTGGTTGAGGCGGCTACTCAGCGTGCGGCTTACGCCATCAATGACGAGGCTGATGCTTATCTGGCGGGTCTGCTTGCCACTGGCGGTACGGACATCACTGGCGGTTCCGCTCTGGCTGTGACCGAGGCGAACATCTACAAGGCTCTGGTTCAGATGAAGGTCGCTCTGGATAAGGCGAACGTGCCGATGGATGGTCGTTGGGTCGTTATTGATCCCACCGCTCACGGACTGCTGCTCCAGGACAAGCGTTTCGTTTCGTTCGGCACTGACATCAACAACGAGAGACTGGTTAATGGTCGTGTTGGTCGTGCGGTGGGCATGGACATCTATGTGTCCAACAACGTGCCGGTGAGTGACGATGACGAGTACTCTCTGATTGCGGGCGTTCCCATGGCGGCGACCTATGCGGAGCAGATCATCGAGACTGAGGCTCTTCGTGACATCGCCACGTTCAAGGATCTCGTTCGTGGTCTGCACGTTTATGGTGCTAAGGTCACTCGTGCGGCGGCTATCGCTGTCCTGCCTGTTACCTACGCAGACGAGAGCGAGTAATCCACTGGAGGGATAACGTATGTTAGACACTTTGCTTGCTGATCTCATCTCCTATCTGGGCGATGACTACAACAGCGAAATGCTGCCACAAGCGAAGCTGTGCGTGAACCGCGCTATCAAGAGTTTCCAGACCTACATGAACTATCCTGCGGATATGTTGGTTGCGGGCGAAGATGAAGAAGTTGCGCCTTATCAGACAGATATGCAGAACAACTACTACTGCCTGTTTGATTTGGCTCTGTACTTCTGGAACTTGATCGGCATGGAGTACCAGACCGAACACCGAGAGAGCGGCTCGACCTTAGTGTTCAACACCGAGGCAACGATCTACGCAACACACGGCGTTGTTCCCTATGCGACTGTAATGTAATGGCGGCTGCGGCTTTTTCTCCTTTCACGCAGAGCGGAGCTTGTCATTGCGGCGGCGGGGAGGCAAGCATTTACGAGGAGGCACATAATGGCACGTGGCGCATGGAAACTGCGGCAAGACATATATGTGACAAGCAGAACCGAAGTACAGGACGGTATCGACAGGGTGATTGTTTATGCAAAGCCCAAAAGATACCGTCTTTCGGTTTCAGCTACTGTCGGCACACCTGGCGTGTATTCAACTGGTATCGTTCCCGACTATGACCGAGAGATCACCGTCTACACAGGGCAATTAACAGGGTTCAACCCGCCCGAGGGGGCTTTGCTCTACGTGGATGTCACTCCCGATCTGGATGCGAGCGGTTACTTGAAGTTGGACAACTACGGTGAGATCACCGTGAAGCCGGACTATGAGCTTGTGCGTAAGATTTCCACGCTGCGTGGCAAGGTGTCCCGCTACGGCATAAAGAGGGTGTCCTATGGTTAAGCGGTATCCGTTGAACTATCTGGCGGTAAAGGAGCTTGCGGAGGACTTGAAGAGCCTTGAGAAAGGGCTTAACACCATTCCGCAAAACATTGCCAGTGCAGCGGTGAAACACGCTGAGAACTATTTCAACGGCTACATGAGTACGGCATCACCTGGCAGACAGGCTGTGATTAATGCTTCGTCTGCTCTGGTTGACACCGAAAAGGGCAAGGCTACTGGACGGCTGACCGCTACTGGCGAAACCAAGCACAACGAGTATGGGGATTTCAACATCCTCATGGCTGTGGAGTTTGGCGCAGGTATCGCAGGAATAGATGGTCTGTCCAATCCAGAGTACCCAGATTTGCCTTACGGAACAGGCACATTCCCCAATCAGAAACACGCTTTCGATTACAGTGGATGGCTGTATCCAACAGGCGAATTTGATGAGAACGGCAAGGAGATTTACAAGCGTACTCGTGGTACTCCTGCCACAATGCCCATGCACCACACCATACAGGACATCAAAGCGGAGATGCCACGTTTGGTTGAAGAGGAAATACGCAAATGGCTTTCTTGAACATTATCCAAAACGTGTTTGCGGTCTGGTCTAAGGCTCTGGAAGAACAGGGCATCAAGGCATACATGGAGCAGCCCAAGAAGAAGATTGAGTTCCCTTGTGCATCCCTGTTGCCTCTGCCGAGCGGTGAAGCCGGATACGACTTGGACAACAACCCCTCTGGCATCGACTTGTCCTTGCAGGTAGACCTTTTCGCACAAGCTCCGCTGTCGAAACTTTATGAGATGAATGCTATCTCCCACGAGGTACTGTGCAGTTTCGGTTTCCGTTTGACCGCACAGGCAACGCCGGAGATGGGCAGCTACAAACGATTGATTTCTCGCTATTCCCGAATTATCGGATATGGCGAACCTATTTCCACGGAGGACTAATTATGGCAATTCCCGGACTTTCCACTCTTGGTATCGAGGTGGGATATGCGATCGTGACTACCACGGCTTCGCTCCCCGCTTCTGTTACCGTACTCCCTCGGTGCAATTCGGCTGACGGCATCGAGATTACGCAGAACAGCATTGATGCTTCTGCCCTTGAGGACTACGTTACGCAGCATGTGGCGGGTAGGGCGGACACCCCCGAAACTTGGGGCATGACGTTCAACAACACGCCCGATGCTCGTACTGCTGTTGCGGGTATGATCTCCGCTTATGCGACTTCCAAGGCTTCGGACTCCGACACGGTGGTCTGCATTGAGATTTACGACCCGAAAGACACTGGCGGTGCGTACTGGCTGTTCATTGAGCCGCCCTCGATCCTTGGTATGTCTGAGCTGTCGCAGAACACGCTCAAGACTTTCCCTCTGACGAGCGCACTGGTGACTGTCTACGGTTACAGCACTGGCGTTGCGCCGGATGACGGCGGGTCGAACTAATTGTCACTTGAAAGGAGAGCAACAATGTACAGAACTTTTGAACACGGCGGTAAAGAGTACCGTCTTGAGTATTCCCTGGAGGCGTACATGACGAGGTATGTGGGCATAGACGGAGCATCCAAAACTCATGTTGCGCCTCTGGTGGAGTACATTTCCAGTTTGAATGACGGCGGCAACGTAGCTGCCGCTTTTGATATTCCCGATATTGCCGCACACGCCATGTATGCCGGACTGCTTCGGTGGCACGGACGAGGAAAGCGTGGCGACAAGAGCATTTGCACGTTTGATGATGCTTGCGAGTTCTGCATGGAGCTGATTGATGAACACCCCGATGACCAGTATCTCGGAACGTGGTCTGGTCTTGTGATGATGTGCATTGAGCAGATTGAGGCAGACGGTTTTTTCACGAAGCTCGCGGTGGAGCCGCAGGATCACAAGAAAAAGAAGAAGTGACAAAGCCCATAGGTCTGGTCATCACGGAGGACTTAGTGCCTACAGCCGTGATGTGCGGAATGACCTACGAGGATGCGTGGGATGCTACTCCTGCGGAGATACAAGTTGTTACTTCGGCGTGGTACAAAGCCAAAGCCGTCACTGGATGGATCAATGGCGAGTATGTGGCAGCGGCTATAGCTGTCTGCTTCTCGAAGAACGCCAAGTATCCCGACAACCCTCTGGATGCGATTGACAGTTACGTTGATCCAGACATGGAAGTGACGGAAGAACAGGCAGAGTACTACCGCAAGCTCATCATGGGCAATTTCGCAAAGCTCGGAGGGAAACCCAAAGAGGGTGAATAAATGGCAGGAAATTTCGAATCCTTAAACTTTGAAATAACGGTAAATGCTGCCTCTGCCATTGAGCAGGTAACGCAACTGGCATCTTCCCTCGACACTTTGAAAAGAGCCTTAAAGGGTCTGGACAGTGATAAAGCGGGCAAAGCCGTAAGTAGTGTCGCTGAAAGTGCGAAGAAAGCCGTAGAGAACAGTAAAGGTGTTGCCGAAGCATTCAATAGCTTTAGCGGTCACGAGATCGATGTAAAGGGCTTGGCTGATTCCACCTTGTCGCTTGCCGATGCCATGCAGATGGTGCGTAACGCCATGGGTAGCGTGGGCGAGAACTGGGCATCTACGGCGAAAAACATCGGTGGGAGCGTTATCGATGTGGAGGGGGCTACCGATTCCGTGGAGCGGATGTCCTCTGCCTTATCTAAGATCGATGACGAGTCTGACGGCATCAGTACCGCTGTTGAGCAAGTAAAAGGGTTGGGCGAGCAGTTTAGAGATTTTGAATCCTCTGCTATGAACACCTCTGATGTGATGAACGAAGCTATGTCTGTCGCATCAAGCTCTGTCGGCATTCTGACCACGGCTATCAATGTCGCTACCAAGGCAGCCACGTTCCTGGTCGATCAATTCAATGATTTCCTTGCGACCATGAAGAAATTCAAAAAGGTCGCAGAGGGCTTTAACGAGAAGTTTAATCCGTTTGTCAGTCTGAAGCGTGAGCTTACCTCGCTTATCTCTCTGGCTAAGAGGCAGATACTCCGTAGGGCTATCAATGCGGTCATCAAGGCTGTCACTGAGGGTCTGCGAGAGGGTGTTGCCAATCTTGCCCAGTATGACGAGCGGTTCTCAGCCACGATCCAGAGCTTCAAGAACGCTATGGGGCTGTTCAAGAACTCCATTGGTGTGGCGGTAGCTCCGATCATCTCGTACTTCATTCCGGCGATCAACGCCATGCTGTCGGCACTCACGCGAGCGATGAATATGCTTGCGAGGCTCACGGCACTCTTAACTGGTCAGCACACCTACACGATTGCCAAAGATTACCAAGACATCGGTGACAGTGCGGGTGGGGCGAGCAGCAAAGTTAAGGAGTTGGAGCGCACCATTCTCGGCTTTGACGAGATCAATAAGCTCAATCGTCCGTCTGGTTCTTCTGGCGGTGGCGGTGGTGGTGCAGGAGATGCCATCAGTGCATACGAAACTCTGGATGTCGGGGAGTGGCCTTACAAATCGTGGGGCGAAGCACTCCTCGCTTTTGTTAATTGGCTCGATCAGACTGGCGTTCCGAAGCTGAGAGCGGGTCTGGACAAAGTTTCCAAGGGTGTCAATGAGTTTTCCCGCAATCTGTACGATGCTCTGACATTTGAGGGCGTACAGGATGCCATCGGAAATCTCGGCAGACATCTTGGGGAAACGATCAACAACTTCCTCAACGGTGGCGAGAGAAATGGTGGTCTGAACTGGGCAGACATGGGCAAAGCTCTGGGTATGTCTATCCAGACGGCTTTCCATTTTGCGGCAGAGTTCCTGTTACAGCTTGATTTTTTGGAGCTTGGTCAAAATCTCGGCACGTTCATCAATAACGCTGTTCAGCAGATTAACCCGAAAGACATCGCTGATGTGCTGTTCACTCCTATTCGTGCAGCGTTCGGTCTTGTCGTTGGGTTCTTGACCACGTTTGACTTCCCAGAGTTCGCACAGAAAGCCGGAGAAGTTGTCAATCACATGGTTGAGAGCCTCGCAAAGCTCATTGGTGGCGGCACTGGGGAGAAGCACGGCGGTAAGTGGGAGAGCTACTTACAGATTGCCGCAAATAATATTGCAAATGGTCTGGTGCGGTTCTTCGACACGGTTGACTGGGTTGCGCTGTTCAATACGTTGCGGAATGTCGTTGGCAGTATCATCTCGGCTCTGGAGCTTATCCTCAAGCGGCTGATGGCAGACAAGAACTTCATGAACGCCCTCCATGGCTTTATTGACTTCATCGTGGAAACGGCGGTCAAGTGGTTCATGCTCAAACTTAGAGCGGTGCTGTCGGCGGGTAAAGGCTTTAGTTGGCGGTCGGTCTTTGGTGCTATTGACAGTAGCATGGACACACCGTTCTCCGAATGGTCTTTAAGCGACTTTAGCTTGAGCAATTTTATCGGTTCAATTACCGATGCCTCGGATGCTGTTGAGGATTTTGGCGATACATCTACTGCCGTAACTCGTGTCACGAAAGACAATATGCGAGCGGTCGAAACTTCCGGCGAGCAGATGGCACAGCACGTTGACATTAGCGGTCGATATGCTGTCAATGCTTTCCGCACGATGACCACGAACAGCAGTAAGCCGTTAAGCGACTTGGCTTCGAGCGTAAGCATCAATTTCTCCAATGCGAAGAACAGCATCAACAACAATTTGAGTGCGGCTTCTACGAACGCTAACAACTACTTTGCCAACATCCGTGACAATGCAAAGAACCGCACGGCAGAGGCTAAGAATTATGCGAACAGCGAAGCACAGGCATTGCAGAATTATCTGAACACTCGTTTCCGTGATGCTGCTTCTACTGCCAACACGCAGTTTGCGAGTATGCGTGACAACATCAAATCTCGTGTGGCTGAAGCGAAGAACGGTATTCCGTCCTTTAACGATGTCGGCAAGAACATCAAGGATGGTGTTATCTCCGGCATGGGCGACTTCAAGGGCAAGCTCAACGAGTGGTGCAATCAGTTCAAAGACCAGATTTTGAAGAACTTCAAGATCAAATCTCCGTCCAGATGGGCATCGGAGATGGTCGGCACGAACATCACTGAGGGTATTGCGCTTGGCATGGAGGGTTCGTCCTCGGTTGTCGAAGAGGCGTGTGCAGGACTGAAAGAGGGCATCGTTGGCGAGTTCAACGGCATGAGCATCATGGGTTCTATTCGCAGACCCAACGCTGATGTTACCTCGGCTATCGGCAATTCGCTTACTGGCGCACTGGCCTCCATGGAGATGAACCGTGAACAGCCGCCAGTCCAGGTTGATGTTTACCTCGACCGTGACAAGATCGCTACGGCAGTCACCAGAGGGCAGATGGCTAACAACAGGCGGTATTCAACGACCGCAATGGCATAAGGAGGGAGCATGGCTGAAACATTATTGCAGGTCAAGGAAACAGGCAGCACCTTTCCGGCTGTGACCATCAAATCTCCCTCGGCAATAACTTGGAGCATACAGGACATCTCATCCCCCGATGCAGGAAGAACTCTGGACGGCATTATGCACAAGGAGCGACTTCCTGTCGGGGGGCAAAAGCGCAAGCTGAAACTTGAGTGGAATGTGGTTCGGTTCGGTTCAGAGAGTTCGGACATCTTACAGGCGTTCACTCCCGAATATGTGGATGTGACTTATCCCGATCCGCAGGAGGGAACGCTTGCCACAAGGACTTTCTACACAGGCGATAAGGAGTTGACCTTTGCCACTTGGTGGGATGGCAATCAGCTTCTGACGAATTTGTCTTTCTCGATTATCGAGCGGTGATGATATGTGGCAGTTTCCAGAGGAAGTTAAAGAGGCATTAGCCGAAAATCGGTACAGGCATTTTGTGAAGATCACGCTTACTGACAGCACTGTGATTGAGGTTGGCGAGGATCGGATCTTACAGGGTGGGTTAACTATCGACCGTGCCTGTTCTGGGCAGAGTGCGTTTGAAATTGGCTCATGCGTTATCGGTGAGTGCAAGCTCGAACTGAATAACTGGGATGGTTTGTACGATGACTACCGTTTTCTGGGAGCTACGATCATTCCTCGCATAGAAACGTGGAAGTACGACTGGGATGGCGAAGAGGTATTCCTCAGTGCGTTTATCCTCGGCAACTTTGATGTCGTTGAGGTGGATACGAACGGAAGTCGGGTGGCGTTGACTTGTTACGACAATATGTACAAGTTTGACATCCCTCTGACTACGTTCATGGATGGGCAGCAACACGCTTGGGGATACGGGGCGTTTTTTAGTGGCATTTGTACGGCTGCCGGAGTTTCCACGAGCATTACGCAGACCCAGATCAATCAGATGGTTGCGGGAGTGGCGGGTAATCCTGTCCCTATCGTTTACGAGCCAGAACAAGTTGCTGATTTGTCTTGCCGTGATGGGCTTTCGCAGATGTGTGCTTCTCTTGGTGCGAGTGCCTACATCAATGATGTCGGAGAGCTTGAAATACTACAGTTCAACGACAGCTCATGGCTGAGAGCGACAAGTACGAGCCACGACTATTACGTTAATACTTTTGCCCCATACTTCCACGACTTCACTCCGGCGAACATGACCAAGTTTAGCCGTGACGAGGACAACGTGACCATTACTGGCATCACGATTGCGAACAAGCGAGGAGAGGAGTATTCCGCAGGAACAGCAGGATATGTCATTGATCTT